CTCTGCCAGTTTTGCGTTCGACATTTTCAGGTGAGCTTTGCGGCGTTTACACCATTCCAAGAGATCGTGTGCGGACAGAGCAACAAAGTTTGGCCCGTCGCAAGATTCGCCCAATTTAGGGCAAGTAATACACTCAAAATACATTTTCAGCCCTCCAAAACGCTGCTGCTTCATAAGTGAAGTGGTTTACTTCGGAAGTGAAGCGGATGCTTCACTTCTGCGTATTGAAAAAATACGCTTCTCTATGGTAGGCTGAAATCAGATCAGAAGTGATCTATCAGCCCTGCGCGGTGCGGGGGCGATCGGTTGGCGCTGGACGCTCCCGCACATCCTAATAGTCAGAATAATTTTAATTCATCGATTAGTGTTGCAACCCTTACATTATTTTAGTATAGTAAAGTAAGAACGTAAGTTCGTGTTACTATGAAAGGATTGAAGGTGTAATGAGTAAAGATGAAATCGTACAAAAAATTATTGAAAAATTAGAAATCTGCGAAGATAAGTTATTGTTAGACTTGATAGATCAGTTACTTACCAAAAGCCTCTAAGGTATCTAACATTTGATTTACACCATTCAATTTTACAGATTCCATATTATAAATCTTCTCGACGACGGAACGGAACTCCGAGTCGGCTCTCATACGGACAATGATGCTTGCAAGAGTGTCATTGTCATTTTTTTGTTCTTCGGTAATTTTTTCTTCAATAAGATCGGACTTCTGAATACCGAAGTAATTCGCCAGCATTTCGATTCTATCAATGCGCGGGTACTTCTTCGCTTTCATCCAATCGTTAAATGTAGTCGCTGCTACACCGACGATCTCAGCAAGTTCTTTCTGCGTCTTTCCGCAGCGTTCTACATAGTAGGCAAGATTCTTCGCCAGGGTTTCCTTATTTCCGATGTTAGTCATGGTATCACCACCTCTCTGTGAATATACAATACACCAAATCCGCTAAAAAGTAAATATTTTTTTCAAAAAATCCGCTAAAAGGGGTTGACAAAATTATTTCAGAATAGTATTCTATGCTCGTAAGTTAATCCGCTTTAAGCGGACTGGAGAAAGGAGGAACCGCGATGCCGAAAATGACATTGAGAGCAGCGCGAGTAAACAAGGGTTACGGCCAGAAAGAGGCCGCAAAACTGCTGAAAGTAAGCAATAAGACGCTCTCCAGTTGGGAGAATGGTCTAACCTTCCCCAATGCTGAAAAGATCAAGGCCATTTGTGAGACCTACGAAGTTTCCTATAATGACCTTAATTTTTTACCCAACAATCCGCTTTAAGCGGATAATAAACAAAGGGAGGCGGTAGAATGAGCCAAAATAAAGAGCCGAGGGGCTATGACCTTCTAAAAACTCTGGTCGATCTATACGCCGACCAAATGGGCGTAAAGATCAAGTACGAAATCATAAAAGGAGGGACAAAGGATGCTTAACCCAGCAGTTTATGTCTGCTCCGGGTGCGGAGCGATCATCCGCGAGGGCGAGGCAGTCTGGCACATCCTGGGCGAACAGTTTTGTCAGGAGTGCATCAATAAAGCCAGAGAGGAGGCCGTTCTGTATGATGCTGACTGACCGTTTGATTCTGACAGAAGAAAACTATTATGGCAAAGAGGCTAACGAAGCCTATTTCAGCGTGAGCCAGTATAAGGATTTCGTGAAATGCCCGGCTATGGCGATGGCAAAGATCAACGGCGAATATACCCAGGAGCGCACCCGCGCACTGATCCTGGGCAGCTACGTTGACGAAATGCTGACCGGCACAGCGGAATCTCTGGCAGAGTTCATCGAACAAAACCGAGCCGACCTGTTCAAGCGTAACGGCGAGCCGCTGGCCGATGTACTCCAGGCCGATAAGGCAATCGCCAGAGTCCGGCAGCAGCCTCTTATGATGAAATACTTAAACGCCCATCACCAGGTTATAGCGACTGGCGAAATCGAGGGCGTTCCTTTCAAGGGCAAGTTCGACAGCTACGCCCCTGGTGAGTTTATCGCTGACCTGAAATATCTGAAAAGTCTGCGAAGTCCGAATCTGTTTCAGAACATCGTGGATCATTACCGATACGATCTCCAGGGCGCGGTTTATCGGGAGCTTGTGCGGCAGCAAACGGGCGAAACACTTCCGTTCTATTTAGTGATCGCCACCAAGGAATCCCCGGCTCGGCTGGCTGTTTGTGAAATCAACAGCTATAACCTGGACAAAGCCCTGGACGAAGTGAAGCGGAACATTGAACGGTTCCAGCGTATCAAGCAGGGCGAACTCCCTGCGGAGCGTTGCGAGGAAGTCACTTGTGATTACTGCGCTGGTAGCAAAATCCTGACGGAGAGCATCGACCACGAACTGCTGGGCCTGTCCACGGCGCAGCTCCGCACCATGAACGGGGTGATCTGATGAAGCGGTATAAAGACGCGATCCTGGCGGCTATCATCGCCGCAATCTTCCTGGCCTGTCACATGGTCGTCGCTGAAATGGACAGACGCGAGGCGAGAGAAATGCAGCCCGATCCCGCTCCTGTTTACGAGGTGGTCGCAATCAGCGAACCGACGCTGGAGGCACCGGCGGAACCGGAACCTGAACCCGAAACTCCGGCAGTGGATGTTCCCGACATATATATCGGTAACACCGAACCCACCTACACCGAGGCGGAGCTGGAGGCCCTGGCAATCGTGATTTATCAAGAAGCTGGCGGCGATGCCTGTTCCGATGAAACTCGCATCATGGTCGGAAATGTGGTTATGAACCGCGTCGCGGACGAACGTTTTCCTGACACCATCGAAGAAGTGCTGCTGCAAAAGCAGCAGTACGGACGGCTTTACTGGACGGGTCTTGTGTGGCCGGAAAGAGCCAGCCAGAGCGTCGAGGCCCATGCGGTCGAGCGTGCTTATGACTGCGCTGAACGAGTGTTAGAAGGGGAACGGCTTCTGCCGGAGGATGTGATCTGGCAGGCAGAGTTTACCCAAGGAACAGAAATCGTTGCACATCAAGACGGATTCTATTTTTGCAGATAAAAAATTACAGCGAAAGGCGGTGTTTGAACGATGTATGTGCCTGATAACTACGACCAATGGAAACGGCACGACGCGGAACAGTGCCGACGGCTGAAAGAACTGCCGGAGTGCTACCACTGCGGCGAGCCGATCCAAGACGAGCATTATGTCGAGATCAACGACGAGTGCTATTGCTTCGATTGCATCAAAAATTACTATACCAAGCGTGTAGAAGATTATATCTGAAAGGAGACCATCAAGAATGGCAGTAGCTTGTATCTATGGACAGCCCGGTTCCGGTAAAACCGTGAACGCAACCCGGCTCCCCGGAAAATCCCTGCTTTTGAGCAGTGACAATTCAGCCCTGGTGCTGAAAAACTTCGACCGCCCGAATCTGACGATCAAGGAGGTCAAAAACTTCAAGGAGTTTGTCGAGGCTTTCGAGGCCGCCACTGCTACCAAGCAGTTCGACAACATCATCACCGACTGCCTTACCGACCTGATCGACGCTTATATCGTCGAAATCCGCGAGAACGGCTTCTCCGGCGATATCCGCCAGCACTATCTCGCGGTGTATACCAAGGTGAAGTTCCTTGTCCGTAAGGCGGCGTTCTGTGACACCAACTGCGTGTTTAACTGCTGGGAGGATATTGAAACCGTTACCTTGCCCTCTGGCGAGATCGTGAATCGCGTTTCTCCTATGCTCCCCGCGAAGATCAAACAGCAGGTGTGCGGCCTGTGCAACATCGTGGCCTATGTGACCTCTGCTAACGACGGCAAGGGCAATCGCCAGTGGTACTTCATCACCGAGGGCAATCCCACCGTCATGGCAAAGGATCAGATGTTCTTGCGAAAGAACTGTATGCCCGAGGATTTGTTCAAGGCACCCGAAAAGAAGAAAAACTGATCGCTGTAAAGCGAAAATACATTACAGAAAAACGGAGGTTTAAAACATGATTAACTGGCAGTATAACCCGCACGAATATGACGAAAACAGCTTCGCCCCGATTCCCGCTGGCGATCACCGCGTCCGCATCAACGATGTGGTCGAAAAGACTTTCAAGAGCGGTTCCCAGGGCTTCGAGATCACTCTGGATGTTTCCAGCCACGGCGGCAAGCTGTGGTATTACCTGGTTCTCGATCCCACCGACACCAAGAAAACCAATCAGCGCCTCGGCAGCTTCTTCGATTCCTTCGGCATCACAAACTACAACCTGGCACAGTATCAGAGCTGGAAGGGCAAGATCGGCGCTGTCCGCGTGAAGCATGAAGATTACAACGGCCAGCAGCAGGCCAAGGTCGCATTCCCTCTCTCTCGTAAGAACCAGGACAAGCTCCCTGCCTGGAAGGAATCTGGCAGCGGTGCCGCCGCTCCCGCTGGCTTCGCTCCCGCTTTCAATCCTATGGACGAGCTGCCCTTTAACTAAGCATGGGCATACAGCTTCGAGAGTATCAACAAGAGCTGTATGACAAAACGGTTGACGCATTCCGCCACGGTAACAAGCGTGTTCTTGTTACCGTGGGATGCGGAGCCGGAAAGTCCTACATCTTCGCAAAAATGGCGGAGCGCACCAAAGGCCCTGTTTTGGTGCTGACCCACCGCCGGGAGCTGCTGGATCAAACCGGCCAGCTATTCCGGGAGCATGGGATCGCTGCCAGAGTGGAAATGATTCTGACCGAAGCGAACCGCCTGGGGCAGTATGAAAAACCGGCGCTCATTATCACAGACGAGGCCCACCTGTCAAGGTCAAACTCCTGGATGAAAGTTCTCGACCATTACAGCACCTTTACCGTGGGCTTTACAGCCACTCCGATACGGCTGGACGGCAAGCCCCTGGGTGATATTTACGACGAGCTGGTAACGGGCGTTTCTGTCCGCTGGCTGATCGACAATCACCGGCTGGCCCCGTATGAGTATTACGCCCCTACCACTGTTGAAACAGACGGGCTGCGGGTGCAGGCTGGCGATTATGTGATAAAAGACCTGGAGCAGCTTATGACCGACAGGGCGATTTATTCCGATGTGCTGAAAAGCTGGGAGAGGTTAGCCAGGGGGCAGAAAACCATCGCCTACTGCGTGTCCGTGAAACACGCACAGGAAACGGCGGCTATGTTCCGCCAGGCTGGATATCCCGCCGTGGAGATTGACGGCGCGACACCGCCGAAGAAGCGCGCTGAGATCATGCGTGACTTCCGCGATGGCAAAATCATGGTGCTGTGCAACGTGGGCATTATCTCAGAGGGCGTGTCCATCGACGATGTAAGCTGCTGCCTGCTGCTCCGGCCTACCGAGAGCCATGCGCTGTACTGGCAGCAGGGCATGAGAGCGATGCGTTACCAGCCGGGCAAGGTTGCCACCATCATAGACTGCGTGGGCAACTACTCCAGAAATCCGCTGTTCGATGCCGACGTGGAGTGGAGCTTAACGCAGTCGGTACGAAAGAAACCCAGGATCAGCGACACGGGCGATTTCTTCATTCGCACCTGTCCTGAGTGCTTCATGGTTTTCAAAACAGCGCCTATCTGTCCGTTTTGTGGGACTGAATACCCGCTGCACCCCAGGGAAATCAAGGCCCGTCAAGATATCGAGCTTGCCAGGATCACAGCCCAGGAGGCCGAGGCGGCAGAACGCAAACGGAAACAGGCCCGGATGGAACAGGGCAAAGCGAAAACATTCCCGGAGCTGCTGGCGATCGGTCGCGAGCGCGGCTATAAGAACCCGGCGGCATGGGCGATGCAGGTAATGAGAGGGAGGTGCCGATGATGGCTGTATGCAGAAATCACGGGAAATACGGCACCCGAGTACATCGTATTTGGTGCCGAATGAAGCAACGATGCTATGACAAAAACCTGAAAGCCTACAAGAACTACGGCGGCAGAGGGATTTCGGTTTGTGAGGAATGGCAACAGTTTTTGCCCTTTTATGAATGGGCTATGGCTAACGGTTATAGCGATGATCTTACTCTTGATCGAATTGATGTGAACGGCAATTACGAGCCATCTAATTGTAGGTTTGCAACGCGGAAAGAGCAGGCGAACAACAAGCGTACAACCGTTCACCTGACTTTTCGCGGCGAAACTCACAGCGTTAAAGAATGGAGCGAGATTACGGGCATTCCTCGCACGACGATCCAAAACAGAGTATACGCAGGAAAGCCCGTCGAACAAGTTTTAGCCTTGTCGCACGCCGAGAACGGGAGTGTGTGTTTATGAACCCCGAAACCAAGCTCCAGAACCGCATCATCGCCGCCCTGTGTGCTAACGGCTGCGTCGCCCGAAATCACACGGTCGGCCAGTTCTATACGAAATACGGTGGCACCGTGAACATCGGCCACCATGGCGAGGCGGATATCTGGGGCCACCGTATCTCGGACGGCAAAGCGTTTTATATCGAAGTAAAGCTCCCTGGGGAGTTCCCCAGAACAGATCAGTTTGCTTTCCTGGAGGCTATGCGAAACTCCGGCGCTCTGGCCGGATGGTGTACCTCCGTAGAGGGAGCATTAAAAATCGTGGAGGTGAACTGAATGTTTATAACAGCGATATTATCGGCGCTGGCGGCCACCATCGGTGTGTGCTTGGTAGCTCTGTTTCTCAAATGGATCATCGCACAGGTCGGCGCAGTGATTTTCGCAATGCTTATGGTAGGCTTTTCGCTCCTGTTTCTTTTACTCGGAGGCGACGAAGATGGATAACAATATAGGCTTTGAAAACCTCGCCAATGCGATCATCACGCAGGCGGCGGTGGATTATCGGAGAGAATACGATATCCTCCAGAAACGGCCAGGCGACCAGAACGCACAAGTGCGGCTGGCAAAGCTGACGGAGTTTTTCTATTCCGATTATTATTCCATACTCACGAAGGTCGATCCCGACTGGCTGATAGAGCAGATCGAGAAAACGCCCTTTGTTGAGCTTAGAAGAAAAACACGATGCTATTCCTACACCGGCGAATCTCACGGTGTAGACAGAAAGAAAGGTTAGTTTATGACGATCAAAGACAGCGGACAGCGCACCGCGTTCGATACCGGCGCTGTCCGGGATATGCACACCGGCAAAGGCCGCATGGATTTACTGCCCTGGGAGGCTCTGATCGAGGTATCGAAGCACTGCGAGGAGGGCGCGCTAAAATACGGCGAGCGGAACTGCGAAAAGGGTATTCCCATCCACAGCCTGATTGATTCCGCGTTCCGTCACCTGGCGAAGTACACCATGGGCATGAAGGACGAACCCCACCTGAGAGCGGCGGCATGGAATATCCTGTTTGCCCTCTATATGGAGCAGAAACACCCGGAAATGCAAGATATTCCGGCGATTTTGGAGGGAGAACAGCATGATTAAAAATGTCTGCGTTTACGGTCTTGAGAACAGCATCAAAGCCAGCAAGTACCCCATGGCGACCGATACCAGCAAATGCACGCCCAATATCACGAAGCGGACGCTGGCCCTGGCAGGCTGCGCCACCGGCACCGGGCATGACAACTTTTTGAACGGTATTGTCGTTCAGTTCGATCTCACGTTCAGCATCAAAGCCTGGACAGAGGCCGAGCGGTATCATTTCCTGGATTTCGTGTCCAGCCAGTCCACCATGCACCGCATCGCGCAGTTCGATATCGCCGAGCAGTGCAACGCGTATGTCCATGTTGGCACCGTCAGCATCGTAAAAAGTCTGCTGGATTGCTATAACAACGATCCCACGCCCGAAAACTATCTGCGGCTGTTGTATAACATCCCGGTCGGATTTATGCTGACCGCCCGTATGACGACCAACTACCGGCAGCTCAAGACTATCTACCAGCAGCGCAGAACACACCGCCTGCCTGAGTGGCGCGCGTTCTGCGAGTGGATCGAGACCCTGCCCCACGCCGAGTTCATCACCAGCGGGGTGGAACGGTAAAGGGCGAGAGACGCGCTAACACCCCACCTTTGACAAGGGAGGGGGTGACGAAATGAGTCTGAAAGAGTTGGCAAAGGATATCGGTCTGTGCATCCTTGGCGCGCTGCCGGTGTTCCTGTACGCGATGTTCTTTATGCTGATTAGCTGAGTGTAAGAAACCGGCCCCGCAGCGGTATATCTGCGGGAGAAAGGAAGAACAGAATGGATAGCGATTTAATATCCCGCAGTGCATTGATTGAAAGATTCAATGACCTGGGCCTGGGTGAATATGATCCATCCAAAATTATTGTTCCCGATGGTATTTACGCCGTGATAAAGACCGAACCCGCAGCGGTTGTTCGCTGTAAGGAATGCCGAAATAGTATGCTGTGGCGAAAACCGCTTAACGATGTGATAGGTGATTGCCTGATTCGCAAAATGTATAGCGATGATGAACTGTTTTGCCAGGTTGGCGAAAATGATTTTTGTAGTTACGGAGATAGGAGAGATAACCGATGAACGGTGATTTGATTTCCCGGAGTGCGCTTGTACGATTCGGATATACGCACTTGGTTCGTGTTATATCCGGCGATAAGGAGTTAGGTACCAAGAGGCTATCGGAAATCCCTGCCGTGGATGCGGTGGAGGTGGTCAGATGCAGATATTGCGTTAACTGGAAAAAGGCCAAGATGAACAGCCAAGGCTATCTGATTTGCCCTGTAAGCGGCATGAAAATTATGGCAGATCGCTTTTGCAGTTACGGAGAACGGAGGGCTGACAATGCCGATTGAACTGAAACCGTGTCCGAAGTGCGGTAGAGAGCCAGAACGGCAAATCGTTACCTTCCATCTACCTACATTTGAGGAAGATACGATCATGCGGCGCTTTAGCTGCCCTCGGTGCAAGATGGCTGGAAAGGCGTGTGTGAACATAGCCGATGCGGTTGAAGCATGGAACAGGAGGGCTGACATTGGATAACCATACTGCAACCGAACTGGCCTATCAAAACGGCTATGAACAGGGGAAGAAGGATGCTGTGCGGCATGGGCGGTGGGAGTTGGGACACGTTGAACCCGGATATTTTACCCCCGGCGGCAATAGACCGTGGGTCTGCTCCGAGTGTGGACGGGTTAAATCTTGGATGCTCGATAGGCCGAGGGACAACTACTGCCCCAACTGCGGAGCGAAGATGGATGGTGACAGCCATGCCGATGTATGAAAAATCTATCAATCTGGCCCTGCGGCATATCAAGGTAGCGAGAGATAACTTCGCTCTGCGCCATGAGTTAGATTTCGATATCGACTGGGCTATGGAACAGTTCGATCATGCTCTGGATATCCTGGAGCGGCTAAAAACCTATACGCCGGAGGAATAGAAAGGGTGAACAATGTGTGGCCCTGTTAAGCTCAAACGATTTCAAAGTGCTGGGTGACGCTTTGAGAAAACATCATTCGATCACCCTGGAACGAACGCTGGGCAACGTTCACATAGAGGCCCGGACGGTGATGCTGCCCGAAGCCTGGGAACGCGAGTTTGGAATCCAGATGCGCGTCCAGGTCGGCGGTATGCTCTGGCTCCAGACCTTTGATAACGTGGATGCTGCCCGGCAGATGGTGAAGGAGATTTTGAAAAATGCTTGACCCTATCGTAACTTTGCTGCAAGGGAATATCGAGGCTGAAATCATCGGCGAAACGATGAAAGTCTCACAGAAAATCGGAGTCCATGTGAACGAGGAACGGCTGAGACAGGCGCTCTACGATGCACATTCCTTCTATAACGAAGGATATCGGCATGGCCGAGAAGCCGCCGCCCAGCGTTGGATCAGCGTAAAGGAGCGGCTGCCAGAGCAGTCGGGGCAAGTGGTCGCTATGACTCTGACCCTTGACGGAGATCGAGTTAACTGCATTATGAATATGTATTACAGCGCTAAACATAAAGCGTTCAACGTGTTCGACGATGATAGCGCAGCCCGTGTGCAAAAAACAGAAATCCACCCGGCTTTCTGGATGCCCATGCCTAACGTGCCGGAGGAACCCAGCTTATGACCCGACGCGAACAAATTATCGAGTGTATGCGAGCTATGGAGGAAGGGATGCTCGTAACCGGCACCGCAGACCATGTATCGCAGATCGACATTCCTCGACTACTCTATTGCATCTGCAAAACCCTGTATCTGCTACTGCGAAAGGAGTTGTAACCATGGCAAAGAAAAACGCTTTCCTTGAAAAACTGCAAACCAAAGCAGCCACCAGGGAGCTTATGTCCACTGCCGAGGGCATCGGCCAGACGAAGCAGGGCATGGTCGATGCGATCATTATGACCGCGGGCTATGGCTCCTGCATGAAGAACGATCCCTGGGGCGAAAAACGCATTATGGCGTTCATTGAGGAGTGCCTGGAGAACTATCAAAACCAGGTGTTTCCCGGTATCGAGATTCGGGACGATGCCGACGCTTTCCGCAAGCGAACCGACGAGCTGATCGCCAAAAAATGCCCCAACTACTTTGAGCGCGAAGGCCCCTGACCTATGCGATATCCCTTCTGGACTGAGCTTACTATCGAGCAAGAAACGGTACGAAACCGCAAGTTCAATAAGAAGAAACGGAGGAAATGACCCATGTTGAAACGAAGCTGTGAAAAACCCAACATTACCTATCTGTGCCTGCCTGGCCGACGGCTGATCTTTGACGAGGGCCGTTATATCGGCTGGTACAAGCCCGGAAGGGGCGATCGCCGATGATGAGGTGGACTCCTGTACGCTTTGAGCGACCGCGCCCAGCGCAACACGTTCTCTGTCTGCATGAAGATCGGTCGATCCACATTGAGGCGATGTTCCCTGACGGTAGTTTCTACTATGACGAGCTGTACGGCCCGGTGACACACTGGATGCCGCTGCCGAAGCCGCCAAGGGAGGAGCGGTGATTCGATGTTTCTCGTATTAGTTATCTGGAGCGTGTCTTATCTGAGCGTTTTCGGCCTGCTCTATGGTATCTGGGGCGTTTCTTCGCTCACGCACCTGGAACATACCATTATCGCGCTCTCCACTTATGCTTTCGCCTGGTGGGCGGCAGGGAGGTTTTACGATGAAAACGATTGACGGCGACGCTGCGGTGTGGATGCTTCGGAAACATGATATGTATGAGGCTGCCGAGCTAATTAAAAATATGCCAGCGCTCCACGTTTCTCGGTGTTCTCCGATAGGACAAACCATATCCGACTTCCTGGCTTCTGGAGCTGACACGTTGGAAGTCAAAACCTCTGGCTATAAAACACCGGTCGGGTGCTATCAAACCTACCGTGAACACCTCCGGCGGAGAAATATCACAGCCTGCTATGTGTATATGGATCAGAAACGCGTTTACCTCGCGCGGGTACCAGGGAGGGCTACCGATGGCGAAGCCGCAAACATACGAAACTAAAATCTGCGCCAGATGCAGACAGCCACGCCGGGAGCTGACAATCCGCCGGTGTCCTAACGAAGCGGTCAACCGTGTGTTAGGCGAGTATATCTGTTACTACTGCTGCAAGCGGTGTCGGTTTCATTCGACCACACCGCTCTGCGGCGCGATAGGATGTGATTATAAACCGTGATTCAGGAAATCAAGAAACGATTACCGTGTACCGAGTATCTTGCCCGTCGCGGTATCTATGTGAAAAACGGCGGACGGTGCGTGTCACCGCTCCGCCAGGGTGCGAAAAACCCGACTTCCTTCTGGGTGGAGGACGACCACTGGTACGACTTCGGCACCGCTGCTGGTGGCGATGTAATCGACCTGGCAGCCGTGCTGGAATACGGCGGCGATGTGGGAACCGCGATTCGGGAGCTGGCCCGTGAGCTGGGCCTCCAGACCGAGCAGCAGCCGAGCGACACCTGGCGCGCTGATATTCAAAATCTGTGCAACCGTGCCGCTGCCTACCATGCGGCGCTTACGCCTGCCGACTATGAATATCTCAGCCAGCGGGGCTTCACTCGCGAGGATGCAGACCGCCTCCTGATCGGACGCGTCACCGACGGTTATCTCAAAGGCCGTCTGTTCCTCCCGTATTTCAAAAACGGCGCTGTGGTGTATTACGCCACCCGCGCTATGCCGGACTCCAGCTTCGCGGAGAATAAGTACATGAAAGCCTCCCTCTCGGAGTGCAAGTCATACCAGCATATTCCCTGGGGCCTGCAAACGTTGAACCGGAAATCCGATACGCTGATTATCTCCGAGGGATATTTCGATGCGCTGTCCTGGGAGCGGGAGGGCTACCCCGTGATCTCGCCCATCACCGGCAGCTTCTCGAAGGATCAGTGGCCCGATGTAATCTCCGCCTGCCGGATGTTCCCACGCGTTATGCTGATCTTCGACAACGACGCGGTTTCCCACGCTGGCGAGGGCTTCACCGAGCGTACATCGCGTAAGCTGTTCCAGAACCGCATCCCGTTCCTGGTGGGGCATACGCCGCTGGGCATTAAGGATGTCAACGACTATTACGCCGGTGGCGGAAATCTGCAAACCCTGATCGACACCGCCCAGGATGGACTCAAGTACATGGTCTCGCAGTATACCGACGCGATGGAGCTGAAAAACTTTATTATGTCCATCAACCGGTATACCGATTCCACGGCCATAGCCGATGCCCTGTATATGCCCGTTATGCAAGACCGCTTCGCGCTGGGTGTGCTGAAATCCATTCAGAAATCCGCCGATGCTGCGCCCACCGAGTCGCAGATCGTAGACGAAATTATCGCCAAGCATAATATTATCTACGTCGATCAGGTCGGTTTCTACGAGTGGGACTCCCGCGTGTGGCGGAAAATCTCTGACGGCGTGGTGAAAAACTATGCCGATATCCTGTACGGCAAGCGCTTCGCCACCGCCCAGCGTGTCAGCTCCGTGTGCAATCTCTTGAAATCCCGTTCCATCTGCGATGCGACTTTCGATCGGAACCCTGTGCTGACCTTCCAGAACGGGACTTTGGAAATCGAGACCGGCAGATTCCGAGACTTTTCCGAGGCGGATTACTGTTCCATCTGCATGGACTACGACTATGATCCCAACGCTGCCTGCCCCGTGTGGGAAAACTTCATCGACGATGTAACCGACGAAGAACCCCGCCGAGCAGAAATCTTGCAATTTATCGCCGGGTATGTCCTGTTCCCCGACTGCCGCCATCAGAAGGTGTTTATCCTCGTCGGCTCGGGCGGTAACGGTAAGTCGGTGTACCTGGAGATCATTCAGAAACTTTTCGGCGACCGCAACGTAACCCATGTGGAACCTACCGGCCTGGCCCAGGAGTTCCAGCGTATTCGCATTAAGGACTCCCTGCTGAATATCGGCTCGGATATCAACAGCGATTTCTCCCGCGGCGAGATTCGCGAGTGGCTGCTGAAAGTCGCCGACGGTACATCCGTCCAGGCGTGTTACAAGGGCATGAATCACATCGACTTCATCCCGCGCTGCAAGCTCGTTTACGCCTGTAACGCCATGCCGACGGCTGAGATTATCAACGGCCTTAATCGCCGCCTCCAGTTCGTCGATTTCCCGTGTCGCTATGTGGAAACACCCGACCCCAACGATCCGAAGCAGAAACCGCGGGATATTAACCTGGTGCCGAAACTCACCGCCGAGCTGCCAGGTATTTTCAACTGGTGCTATTCCGGCTATAAACTTCTGAATACCGTCGGCTACTTCACCGATGCGCCCGAGCAGGCCGAGCTTATGCAGCAGTTCGAGACTACCAGCAATCCCGTGATCGTGTTTACGGAGGACTATAACTTCGCCGGTACGATTCCCCGCGACGAAATCTACCGCTGGTATCGTTCCTGGTGCGAGGACACCGGGCATAAATCTCTCTCTCGCGAGAAATTTTTACCCCGTTTCCGCGAGGCCCTGGGCGACCGCATTATCGGCGAACGACGCATCCGACGCGACGGCCAACTCATGCGCGTTTTCGACTTCGCACCTGTTCCAGGTTCGGACGGTTGACTTGGAACACCAGCTTGGAACACACCGCAGCGGCAGGGCAGTTTGTTCCAGGTTGTTCCAGGTTTGTTCCAAGTAAAATTGAGGAACCTGGAACACCGCAAACCCTTGATTTTACTGGCTTTTCCCTTATCTGTTCCAAGTGTTCCAAGTAAAAATAATAAAAAGAGATAGGGTATTAAAAAATAGCTAAAAAACACGTATTTTAATAAAAAATACTCTATAGGCCAGCTCTTAGGCAAAACGCTTGGAACACTTGGAACATGGAGGTGTATCTATGAGAACTTTTGAGGAGTTCCTGTTTTGGTACAAGGAATATAAAGCGAAAAAATGTACCAAGGATTTTGCCCGTCAGATGGTGGGCTTTCATAAAACAACCTGGTACAAACTGTGCCGGGACTATGATAACGGCAAGGACGTTTCAAAATATTTTTAAGGAGGTTTTATCATGGACGAACCGAAAAAGAGAGGCAGGGGCAGACCTCCAAAATACACACCTGATAATCCTAAACCCAAGCGGGACGAGAAGAACCCTCTGGAGGTTATCAGGAAACCCGCTGTAAACTGGCTGCCGAATACGGTCGATATCCCGGAGGGCGATAATAACAAATATACGACTTTTGCACTTGCGATTATGCAGCTCCCGAAAATCGATCTGAAAAATCCCGAACAGGTGCAGCAGCGAGTGTTTGAATACTTCCAGCTCTGCGCGGATTACGATATGAAACCCGGCGTTGCTGCTGTGGCCCTGGCTCTGGGTACAGATCGTCGTAGGCTTTGGGAAATCCATACGAACCAAGACGGCCAGCTCAAGCTCCCCCAGGAGTGCAAGGATATCATTAAGGGCGTGTATAACAGCCTCGATTTCCTCTGGGAGTCTTATATGCAGAACGGCAAAATCAATCCTGTTACCGGCATTTTCCTGGGCAAGAACAATTTCGGGTATAAGGATCAGCAAGAATATGTGCTGACCCCGAATCAGCAAAACAGCGAGGTAAACCCCGAGACTATCGCAGCCAAGTACGACGAGCTGCCGGAATAATTACGACTTTCAGCCTTACGACTTTCGTAGGGCTGATTTTCGTTTTGGGACTTTCACGACTTTTACGACTTTCGAGGATTTATCCGGCCCCGCGAAAACGGACACCATAAAAAAGGTTCAAAAATTTTAAGTATTTTTGACCCGTTTTTTCGCCGGTCAGAGGCCGGTCAGACCGCTCCCTGTAAAATCCTGGAAAAATCCAGGGATCGCAGCAGCTCCGGCCGGACATGATACCGGGCTGCATATGCCCGTAAAACGGCCAGAAACGGCCCAAATTCGGCCGATTATAGCGCGGGAATGTTAACATACCAGGATATGAAAAATCCGCTTAAAACGGCTAAAAATGCGCTTTAAGCGGACTACATAAAAAGCCCGGCCAGGATCACGGCCAGGGTATAAGAAAAAGCCGCCTCCAGGGCGGCCGGGATATAAGAAAAGCCCCCCGGAATTGATCCGGGGGCCGTTGTTTACTTATAGTTTTTTGCAAGGGCAAAAATCACGCCAAAAGGAAAATACAGGATCGCGGCCAGGATGAAAAGCAGCTTTTTCACGCGTTCACCTCCATTCTATTAGTTAACAGAATAGCGGCGCGGATCGCGTCGGCGTAATTATTCCAAATATACCGGGCAACGCGCAACGCGTCCCCCTCCGGGCATTCCGTAGCACGGCCAGCCGTTACGAAATTATAGTTATAGCTCCAGTCGTCAACGCTCCAGCGATATACTTTAATATCGAAAATGTTTTCGAATGCTGCCAGCGTCGCGCGTAATTCGTCGCCGTGATTCGCTGCCAGGTTGAAATTATTATTTTCCCATGCGCGGCGTTGTGCCGCCTCCGGTAATTCGTCGAACGTGTAAACCGTCGTTGTGTATGTTTTCATATTAGCAAGCCCCCGTTCTAATAATTTGATCGAAATAATAGCGCGTGCCGTTTTTGCGGATATAGGCGCGGCCGGTGTAAGTTGTATATACCCGGTGCCGGCGGATTTTTTTGAATCCGTCGCCGAAATGCCAGGCACAAACGGCCGTTTCGCCGTCGCTGCTAATATCCAGGATCGCCAGCCCTCCGAAATTACAAATAGGATATACGCCAACGGGCGCGGCGTTTTCGTACTGTTTATATAGTGGTAACATTTTATTTTTCCTCCGATTACAGATATTTTTTCATGTATGGAATTAGGCCCCGGCGGCCGCCTCCGGCCTTGTATGCCAGGAATAACGCCAGGTTAAACAGAATATAACCGGCGGCCAGGAAAGCCGCTCCAGCGCCGCAAATAAGCGCGAATAATACAAGATCGTACATTATAAGCAGCTCCAATATTCTTCCGCCCATTCATCCAGGGCCGCGGCCGCGTCGTAGCTGATAGGATAGCTGGCCCGATCGCCCCACCAGTAAAGCTCCACTTGTTTTGTGGCCGTGTCAACGTAAATATTGGGGCCGCCGCAAGTTACCATAATTTGAACGGATCGCAATTCTTTATCACTACCGCAACGGTATTCGATATCGAGAATATCTTCCGTCCAATCGTACAAGCCTAATTGTTCCGGTTCGTATTCAGTGATGCAGCCACAAGAACACTTGTAAACCGTGTCGCCGTTTTCGTTCTCTTCTTCTTCTACGTTGCAATGCTGGCCGCATTCCGGGCAACGGTAGATTTCACCGTTTACGTATTCTTCTAATTCTTCCGCGATTCTTTTACACTGTTTCCGGTTCTCCAGGTTAGTTTCTTCTTGTGTCATGTTAGCCAGTGCCATTTTAATTTTCCTCCTTAGTTAATTCTTTAATAAAAGCGCCCAATTCCGAAATTGTCATATCATACAAGGTGTATTGCTGGATATCAAAACCGCGTTCAATCGTTACCAGGTATTTGTTGTATTCCTGGTGCCGGTAGATCGTAACGTTCATTTGCTTTCCCTCCATTTACACACGTTTTCGTGTTCATAATTTTATTATACACGTTTTCGTGTGTATTGCAATAGTTTTTACTATAAAAATATACACAATTTCGTGTGTATTTTATTGTGCGTTTTTACTTAAGAGTTTAAACACAATACCGGCCCGTTTTGATCGCTCCAGGCGCGCCGGAATGGATCGCGGCCAGGGCTGGAGCTGGAGCCGGTGCCGGGCCGGGGCGGGGGATATGCCGCCGCCGGGCCGGCCGGGGTGATGCCTCTCGGCAGAGAAAAAATAAAAAAGGCGATTGACACACACGAAAATGTGTGTTATATTAAGACCAGTCAAACCGAGAGGGGCATACCAATGAATGAAATCGAGATCGTAAAAACACTTGCAAAGAATAAAAAAATGAGCCATGCGGTGCTTGCAGAGAAAATGGGTATGGCAACGCCAACGGGCGTAAGTAATCGTCTGCAAGGCCGAAGCATGACGGTAGAAGTTTTGGTAAAGATGCTTGAGGCTATGGATTGCGAACTTATCATTAAGAACAAGATCGGCGACAAAGAGAGCTGGGTTGTTGTGAACGAAAACCGCAAAGGGGACGATAAGTAATGAGCAGGCGTGTGGGGTATGGCCGTGTCAGCACGAAAGGCCAGGAGCGCGACGGAAACAGTTTAGCGGATCAGCGTAGCAAGCTGGAGGAGGCAGGCTGCGACGAGATCGTACTGGAGGCATACACCGGCACGAAGATGGAGCGTCCGAAGTTCACGAAGCTGCTATCGAAGTTAGAGCCTGGCGACACGCTGATTGTATGTAAGGTAGACCGTTTCGCGAGAACGCTGCGTGAGGGCCTGGAAGTCGTCGAGGATTTAATGCAGCGCGGTATTTCGGTACACATACTGAACCTGGGGTTACTGGAGGACACGCCGAACGGACGGCTGATGCTGCATATGTGGCTGGCGTTTGCACAGTTTGAGCGTGACAGCATCATCGAACGGACGAGCGCTGGTAAGGCGCAGGCGCGGGAGAAGAACCCGGAATATAAGGAAGGTCGTAAGGCGTTAGAAATCCCTGCTGCATTCGGTGATATCTGGGCGCGTGTTACTGCTGGAGAACAGACGGTAACGGCTGCGTGTAAGGAGCTGGGTATCAGCCGCAGCACATGGTATAAGTGGGAGAAGGTAAGCGTATGAAGAAGAAGAACCTGGGGTCGCTGGGATGTTTTGGCCGCGATTTTATATTTCCCGATTGGGGTAATCCTGGCGCTCACGAAGAAATATAAGTAATTTAGCTGCCGAGCTTAAAACGGAGAAAGGTATATGGATATGAAGAAGCTGTTAGTCGGCGTTATGGTAACGCTCATGCTCATGCTTTCGTTCGGTTGCGGTTCGGAGGAGATTACGCCTCCTACGAGTGTGACCCCCGATGTGCAGGGTTCCACCGCGGAACCCACGCCCACGCCCGATTCTGAACCCACTCCTGAACCCGAACCTGAGGCCCAGGATGTGACGATTGAGGAAGTCGAGATTTACAACGAGAATAACATCGTTGTGACGGCGACTAAAATCGAGGAAGATTGGATGGGCTATGGAATTGCCGTAACCGTTAAGAACGGCAGCTCGAAGAACGTTGTTGTCACCACTGATATGCTGTCCGTCAACGGTTACATGATGGACGGCGGCCTGTACTGCGATGTTGCGGCCGGTAAGAACGCCGTGGAATCCATTTCGCTTTATTCCGCTGATCTTAACCGTGCAGGCATTGAAACGATTGCAGATGTTGAGTTTTATCTGAATGTCCTTAACAGCGATACCTTTGAAGCGGTTGATGTTTCCGAACTCATTAAGATTTCCACTTCCGCCGCCGAGGGTTTCGAGCAGCCCGTGGACGATAGTGGTGATGAAATCTATAACGCCAACGATGTAAGAGTTGTCTGCAAGGGCCTCAAGGATGAAATCATCTGGGACGGTGCTGTTGTGTTCTACTTCGAGAACAACAGCGGCAGAAGCATTTCGATTTACTCTGAAAACGTTTCGGTCAACGATTTCATGGCAGAGGTTAGCCTGTGGGAAGATATGCGTCCTGGCACAAAAGCTGTGGACGGTATGTATATGTTTGACCTGGCTTCGTTGGGCATCGAAACCATTGACGATATCCAGAAGATTGAGTTGTCGCTTCACATTGTTGACGAAAGCAATTGGGGAGAAATCGACACCAGCGATCCTATCGTCCTGGAGTTTGCTGCTGAATAATGACCGAACTGATTGACCGCGCCGAGGTGCTGGAAATACTGTTTCCGCTGGGCGTTCCTCCGGCATGGAAATCTGACGAATGGGATTACTGCGTTTCCGCACGTGCGATTTACGATGCCGTGATGAAATGCAAGGTATTCGAGCGCGAAGAAGTGCAGGGAACGCCTATCGAGAGTGTGGATTTCTCGCATAATGCACTCCGAGCGTTCCGCAAAGCGGAGATAACGACTGTGGAAGAAGTTCTGGCTATGAGTCGAAAACGGCTCCTGAGTTTATATCACATCGGGCCGAAAGCGGCTGATAAGATTATCGAAACCCTGGAGCGGCAGGGGTATTATTGTACGAATCTGAAAAAATAACATATTTTGAGCGCCAAAAGAGCGCCTACCTGAAAATGGTGGGCGCTCTTATTTTTTATATCAGGAGGTTTTTCGTGTGGAGATAACGACGATTGAAAGAATCAAGCGATTACCGCAGCAGACAGAGGAATCCTTGCGGGATGCGTTTTCCCTGGCGCGCTGCGTGGAGGATAGAAAGAGTGTCGATCACTATATCCGCTGGGTGCGGAGTGAGGCAAAGAAGATTCGCTCGGCGGATATGTATAACCTGATCCGGGACACGTATTTCTTCGCGGGGCAGTACAACCTTGACGATTTCCTGGTCGGCATGGAGTGGAACCGGGAACCGCAGGCGCGTTTTTGGCTGCCGCGGCGCAAGGTGCTGGAGGGCAAACACGGTATCGCCACGAAGATACAGAACTTCATGGACGACCCGGAGGCGTTGTATCTGGGTTTCAGCCTGCCGCCCGGCACGGGTAAGACTACGCTTATCAAGTTTCTGCTGGCACATATTATCGGCAACGATCCAATGGCAGCGAATATGTACGTTTCTTACTCGGACGGCATGACGAAAATGCTTCTGGACAGCGAGAAATCCATGTTGACCGATGTAAATGAATACTGTTTCCATGAGATTTTCCCTGGTCTGGGTATGCCTGCGATCTCGGCGGAGTATAAGACCCTGAGTTATCGCCGGGCAGGCGATTTTCCGACGCTGGGCTTGATTTCTCTGGGCGGTTCCGTTACCGGTCGTACCCGCGCGAATAAGTACCTTATCACCGACGACCTGGTGAAAAACAAGGAAGAAGCACGCAGCCCGGAGCGGCTGCAAAAGCTGTACGAGGATTACACGGCCACGCTGACAACCCGTATGATTGGTGACAACGTAAAACAGATCATGCTCGGCACCCGCTGGAGTGCATACGACCCGATCGGCCGCATGGAGGCGGAGCATGGCGACGACCCGCGGTACACGTTTATCGCGATCCCGGTATGGGATGAAAACGAGGTCAGCAATTTCGAGTACGACCACCCCGACCGCTACACCACCCAGAAGATTCGGGATATCAAAGCCACCATCGACAGCTCGGATTTCGAGTGTTTGTTCATGCAGCACGGCGTAGAAAAAGAGGGCCTTGCGTTCGCTGCTGACAGCTTGAAATATTACAACGGCGTGCTGCCGGACGGTGAGCCGGACAATATCGTGTTCGTGAACGATGTTGCTTGGGGCGGCGGCGACAGCCTGAGTATGCCTATCGCGTATGTGTACGGAGCAGACGTATATATCCACGATTGGGTTTTTGATAAACGGGACAAGAGCTTCACAAAGCCCAGGGTGATCGCAAAGATTTTGCAGCACAAGATCAAGATGGGCCAGACCGAGGCGAACAACGGTGGCGAAGAATATTCCGACGATGTGTACCGCATCTTGAAACAGGATTACGGTTACAGCATCAACATGAGCCACAAGAAAGCGCCCACCACCATGGCGAAGCTGACGCGCATTGAGCAGCACGCGCCGACGGTGCGTAATTTCTACTTCCGGGACAGCAAGTGCCGTGACGAGGATTATCGCAGGGCTATGTCCGAACTGACGAGTTTTTCGTTCACAGCGAAGAATCTGCACGACGACGCTGCCGATAGTATGGCGATGATGGCTGGGTATATCGCCGAGCGTCCGAAGATCATCACTGGTGGTTATCGTCCTCTGTAAACACAATATATAGTGTTAAAATATATTATTTGACACAATATATTGATAGTTTAAGAGGTATTATTGTAATATAGTATGTGTAAAGGTAGGTGTTTTGTTATGAGCTACGGTCGTCGTAGAATCTTTACCGACGCGACTGAGATTACGGCTGAAAATGTAATTGAAGAAGTGCGTAAAGCGGCTGAGGTTCATGCAAGCAACCGAGCCGAGATCAAGAAATTACACGAATACTATCGAGGCAAAACCGCGATTTTGTCGAAGAAAAAAGAAATCCGGGAGAAAATCAATCACAAGGTCAACGAAAACAGAGCATATGAGGTTGTGAGTTTCCACAAGGGTTACACCTTTGGCGAGGCCATCCAGTATGTGCGGCGCGAGAACGCTGCCTCTGGCCGGGCCGACGACGAAATTGCGGCTGATATTAACGCCCTGAACGGCTATATGTCCGACGCGGACAAGCCCGCCTGCGATAATGAGCTGGCCGAATGGCTGTATGTGGGCGGAACAAGTTACCGTCTGACGCTTGCGAATCCGGCGTGGGAAAAGGAGGGTGACGAGCCTCCCTTCGTGGTATATTCCCTCGATCCCATGCAGAGCTTCGTAATTTACAGCAGTGGCGTGGATAAGCGCCCTCTGGCTGGTGTTCATTACGTGGAGCGGGAGAACAAAGAGAAGGTTTACGGTGTTTATACCGATAACTTCTACTATGAGTTCACTGGGTTCAGTAACAGCATTACGACCAAGGCAAACACCCTTGGTATGATTCCGATTATCGAATACCCTGCGGACACTTCTCGCTTGGGCGTATTTGAGATCGTGCTGCCTCTGCTGGATGCCCTGGACGAGCTGCAAAGCAATCGGATGGACGATGTTGTGCAGTACGTGAACAGCATTTTAGCTATCATCGGCGGCCAGGTTGACGAGGAAACCTACAAGCGAATCAAGGAATGGACAATGCTCTGTCTGCCCGAGGGTGTCGATGCAAAGTACCTCTCGGCCACCATGAATCAGAACGATGTTCAGACCTTGAAGGATGACTTGTATCAATCCATTTTGACGATCTGCGGCGTGCCGAACCGAAACGGCGGTTCCAGCACCAGCGATACCGGCAGTGCCGTTATCATGCGTGATGGCTGGCAGGCTGCCGAAGCGAGAGCAAAAGCTACCGAGCTGGTGTTCAAACGGTCGGAAAAAACCTTCTTGCGGTTGGTTTTGAGAATCCTCCGCGATACGGTGGGAACGAAGCTGCGGCTGACCGATATCGAGACCCACTTCACCCGCCGGAATTACGAAAATATCGCAAGCAAGTCTCAGGTGCTTATCTCCATGCTGGATAACTCGTGGATTCACCCGGAGATTGCCTATGCAAGCTGCGGTATGTTCCCCGACCCGGAGAGTGCTTACTTGCAGGGCAAGGCATGGCACGACGCTAACGAAAAGAAAATGAAGGAGGCAGAGCGCATTGTTGATCCTGGAACAGATTCGCTGCCCCCGGTGCAACAGGAGACTGATGGACTTGAAGGGGCAGGCGCAGATTCGGTGTCCCAAGTGTAAAGCCCTGGTCGAAGTTGACACAGACACCAGGAAGATTTATCTCAGAACAGAGCGCCAGTAATTAGAGCGCCAGCACCCCGCAGATAATGGGGATCGCTGGCGCTTTTTAATTTACCCGGAGAGAACCGGGCAACAAACGCACATCGCGCGGAGAGAACCGCCTTGTTAAACGCAAACACAGGCAGAGAAGCCTTAAATCGCAAAAGGAGAGTTTCTATGAAAATCAACATCGAAAACTACGAGAACATGACCACGGAAGAAAAGCTCGCCGCCCTGGAGGCTTACGAGCCTGATATGTCCGGCCATGTGGCAAAGACCCTCTACGACAAGACCGCTTCTGAACTGGCTGCCGCGAAAAAGGCACTGAAAGAGCGTATGTCTGACGACGAAGCCAAGGCCGCGAAAGAGGCCGAGGAAAAGGCCGCTTTGCTGGAACGCGCAGAAAAGGCTGAATACGCTCTGGCCGTGAACGGCTACGCCAAGGCTTATCTGGCGATGGGCTATGACGAAAAGCTGGCAAACAGCACCGCCGAGGCTCTGGCAAAGGGCGATATGAACACCGTGTTCGCAAATCAGAAAGCACACTCTGATGCTCGGGAAAAGGCTCTCCGGGCCGAACTGCTGAAACAGACTCCTCCTCCTCCCGCCGGTGGCCCTGACTCCGGTATGACGAAGGAGAAGCTGAGAGCTATGTCGGAACGTGAGCGCTATGAGTTTTCTGTGAATCACCCCGAAGAATACAAAAATATTTATGGAGGTAATTAACTATGGCAAACGTTGTTTACGACAACTTCTACCTGTCCAATGAAGTCGAAGATCAGTTCGACTCCCATCTGGATATGATGCGCTTCTGTACCGTGGATAAGACCCTTGAGGGTACCGACGGCATGAAGCGTATGATTAACGTTTACACCGCCACCGACGGCACCGAGAAGCTGGGCGAGGGCGAGGGTAACACCAAGTCCATCGAGGTCGGCTACACCCAGCGTGAGTACGATATCCAGCTCGCTCAGAACCGCTTCGTGTGGAACGACGAGCAGGCTATGAAAGATCCCATGCTGGTGCCTGTCGGCATGAAGCACGCCGGTACCGATATGTTCAACACCGTCAACGGCGATGTGTTCGGCGAGTTCAAGAAGGGTACTCTGACCGTCGAAACTGCCGCTTTCAACTTCGACGCTTTCGCTGACGGCGTTGCCAAGCTGGAACTGCCTGAGAACATGGACGGCGTTGAGGTGTTCGGCTGGGTTAACGCCAAGGCCAAGGCCGAGCTGCGTAAGACCCTGAAGGACGAGCTGAAGTACGTTGAGGCTTTCGCTCGCCACGGCTACATCGGTACCGTTTGCGGTGTCAACCTGTACGACAAGCGCAACGCCGACGACAACGAAATCTGCATCGGCACCCGCAAGGCTGTCACTGCCTTTACCAAGCGTGGCACCAGCGTCGAGCTGATTACCGAGGGCACCCGTTCTGCCGACGATGCCAACGTCCGTAAGAACACTGCTTTCTCCCGCAAGTATTACGTTGTCGCTCTGACCGACGAAACCCAGGTCTGCCGCATCGTTAAGACCGCCTAAATCAGACTGGAGGTAAGCACACATGACTGATGTAGAAAAGCTCTCTCGGCTGGCCGTGCTTATCTCGCCTGATACCGCGAACCAGGACTTGCTCAATCATCTTCTGGAGCAGGCCGGAGGGATCGTGCTGAATAGGCGCTATCCCTTCGGCGTGCCGGATGGCACCACTGTTCCGGTGGCCTATGAGCATATCCAGTTGCAGATCGCCGTGGAGCTGTTTTCCAAGATGGGTGCCGAGGGACAGACCGCGCACAACGAAAACGGTGTGAACCGTACCTATGAAGCCGCCGATGTGAGTCCTTCTCTTTTGAAGCGCATCGTACCGCTGATCGGGAGCGTGATGTGATGCGGAGCCTGAACAGAAACAAGCGCCGAATCTACTATGCCTTGAAGGTGGATGAAACCGCTAATAAGGACGAGTACGGGAATGAAACCGGCGAAGTTACACCGGTTTACGGCGATGCCGTGGCGCTGGATGTGAACATTTCCGCTGCGACGGGAGAAGATGCTGTACAGGCGTTCGGCAGCTTCACCGGATATAGTCGGACAATGTGCATCGCCGATAACGCCTGTCCCATCGAGGAGGACAGCATCGTATGGTTCGGCATCGAACCGTTCGAGTCGCACAATTACATCGTCGTCCGCAAGGCCGACAGTAAAAATGGCATCTTGTTTGCCCTCCAGGAAGTGACCGTGGCATGAAAATCGTTATTGATCCGTTTGATAAGAAGTCTATCGACGCAGCGATCAAGAAAGTCAAGCAGTACGAAAAAGATTTCCAGGCAAAGGAAATCGAGTTCGTCCGGCGGCTGAAAGAGATCGGCGTATCGGTGGCAAAGACCGGCTTTGCGCTGGCCGATTATGACGGCGTGAACGATGTTCTGATCGCGGAAACGCAGAACGGCACCAGGGCAGTGGTTATTGCCTATGGCGAGACCGTAGGTTTCATTGAGTTTGGTACGGGCGTGAAGTTCCAGGAATACGATTCTTCCAGTACGGAGTATACGCCGCCCAAGCACGGAACCTACGGCAAGGGCAAAGGCAAGAATCCCCACGGCTGGTTTTTTAACCAGGGCGATGGCGCTGCTGCCCGGCACACCTACGGTAATCCCCCGGCAGAGGCTATGCTGGCTGCCAGGGATGAAATGATCCAGCGCGTGACAGAAATTGCAAGGGAGGTATGGAAGTAATGTTGGATTTTCTGAACGAAATCTTCACCACCGTTGCAACCGCTGTCCGCGCGGCTCATTCCACGGCTACGGTAACAGGCGAGTACACCCGCAAGCCCTCGAAGTTCCCGGCGGTGACGCTGGACGAAACTGCGAACGTTGCGGTGGGGGAGTTGGAGGATTCCTCGCAAGAGGAACGCTATTCCGCTCTGACCTATCGGCTGCAAGTCTTTTCCAACAAGACCAGCGGCAAGAAAGCCGAGGCGAGAGCGATCTTTGCCACGGCGGACGAGGCGATGCGAAACTTAGGATTTCGGCGCATCACCTACACCACCACCCCAGAAATCTATGAATCTACGATCTACTCCATCACGGCCACCTATGAAGCGGTGATCGACTCGAATGGAGTTACCTACAAACGTTAAAAGGAGGATGTACAATGGCTATTTCCAGCTTTAATACCGTACTCAAGTATGGCTCTACCAGCCCTACCACTTCGGTTACTATCAAGGATTTCCCCTCCCTGCTGGGCCAGCGAAGCTCCCTGGAAACCACCACCCTGAGTGATGATGCCCAGACCTTCATTCCTGGCATCCGCCAGCAGAGCGAGAGTTTCCCCTTCCTGGCGAACTATGATCCCGCCGTGTATGCGGCTATCAACGAACTGGACGCTGTGCAGAAGTGCGCTCTGATCTACTCCGATGGTTCCGGCTACACCTGGGACGGCTATATCTCCGCCAGCGTGAACGAGGGCAGCGTTGACTCCGTTGTGGAAATGACTATTTCCATTACGCCCACCACTGTTCCTGTCTGGGCCGAGAAGGTCGCTACCACCTAACAGCAGCAGAAATAGGGCGGCGTAAAAACCCGCCCTTATTTCAAATAACAACAAATAAATCTTAAAGGAGAGTACGTATGAGTACCAAGATCAATGTCACCTATAAGAACAAGGAATACGTTCTGGAGTTCAACCGCGCTGCCGCGCAGCAGATCGAGTCCCAGGGTTTCATTCTGGAACAGGTCGAAGATAAGCCCAGTATTATGATCCCTCTGCTGGTGTACGGCGCTTTTATGAAGCATAACCGTGGCATCAAGCGCGCCCTGGTCGATGAAATCTACGAGAATATCGTCGGCAAGATGGGTAAGGACGGCGAGGAAGGTTTTATCGCTGTTCTGTGTGAAATGTACGCCGAGACCGTTAACACTCTGATGGACGACAAGAACGGCGACGAGGGAAACGCGGCAACCTGGACGGTGACGAGGGGCTAACCTCCCAGAGTTTTTCGGAGATATTCAAGCAGCTTTGCCCCCACTATATGTCGATCGGTATGTCCTACCGTGATTTCTGGCACGGCGATGTCAGCATGGTAGAGGCATACCGAAAGGCAGATGAGCTGCGAGAAAAACGGCGAAATCAGGAGTTGTGGTTACAGGGTATGTACTTCTACGAGGCACTGTGCGATGCTTCGCCCCTGTTCCGTTTCTCTATGAAGAAGGGTACAGTCAAGCCCGAGCCGTATGCAAAGGAACCGTACCCGATCACTGCTGCCGAGGCAAGAGAGCGCCAAGAGCGCGAGGCGCGGGAAAAGGAACTGCGGTTCAAAGCGGAGTTCGCTGCGTTTGCAGAGCGTATGCGAACACAGATGCCCAGAGAGGCACACCCTGAGATAAAGGGGTGATAACGAATGAGTACAACCATTGATTCTCTGCAAATCGAAATCCAGAGCAGTTCTACAAATGCCTCGCAGGGTATCAAAGACCTTGCCGGTGCGCTGGAACAGCTCAAGAAAAACGGCACGATCAACGTTGCCATTAAAAATCTGCAAAGCCTTTCTACTGAACTCAGAGGGTTCGGCGACGCTTCTCATGCCAGCCGGTCGATCGGCAAGCTGGCCGGTTCTCTGGAGCGGCTGAAAGGGATCGGCTCTGTCAAGCCGATTGCCAACAGCATTACCAAGCTGGGCGAAGCGCTTCGCGGCATGGACAACATCAACATTGACAATGTTGCTCCGAAGCTGGCGCGGATCGCCGAGGCAGTAAAGCCCCTGAGCGCGGTAAAGTCTGGTGGTATTGGCACTATGGTAAACGGCCTTGCGAAGCTGGATAAGGTCACGCAAAGCCTGGACGATACCACCATCGCCCGTTTCGCCGAGAGAGTGCAAAAACTGAATACCGTTCTGGAGCCGCTGTCTGCGAAAATGACGACCATTAAGGCGGGTCTCAGTGGTATCAATTCCAAGGCCCGGAGCGCTGGCAACGGCATTAAGCAGATGGGCAACGATGTTGATGGAGCTTCGATCAACTTTGCCAGCTTTATTTATACGCTCCAAGAGGCGGTTCAGTGGGTACAGAAAGCGGTTCAGATGTTTTCTGACCTTATCGCCGAGGCAATCGAATGGGACGGTATTTCCGCCCGTTTCGGTAGAGGCTTCGGCCCCCAGGCCCAGGAAACCTACGACTGGATTAAGCGGCTAAACGAGGAAATGGGCATAAACATTCAGCAGTTTATGAAATACTCTTCGGTTTACGCTACCATGTTGACCGGCTTCGGCGTTGCAAACGAGGATGCTGGTAAGATGGCGCTGGGTTATACCGAGCTGACATACGATATCTGGGCTGGCTATAACGATATCTACAAGACCTTCGACGAGGCTGCCGAGGCAGTCAAGTCGGCTATTGCCGGTGAAGTTGAGCCTGTCCGTCGAGCCGGTTTCACCATTGTAGAATCCACGCTGGAACAGACCGCCGCAAACCACGGCCTGAGTGTCAGTCTGGAAAAGGCCACTGAGGAGCAGAAGTCCTATCTTCGTTATCTGACGATGGTAGATCAGGCATACGCCCAGGGCCTTGTCGGCACCTATGCCAAAGAACTGAGTACCGCAGAAGGTCTTACCCGTACTTTCTCCCAGCAGCTAAAATCGCTGGTGCAGGCGTTCGGCTCTCTGTTCCTCCCGATCCTGGTTCGGGTCATGCCGTATCTGCAAGCCTTTGTGGAACTGCTGACTGATGCCGTCCGTGCAGTTGCCGGATTCTTCGGCATCCAGATTCAGGAGGTCGATTGGGGCGGTTATAACTCGGGTATCGGCAGCGCGGTAGAGAATACCGACGCTTTAACCGAAGGGGCCGCAGATGCCACCAAGGCGCTTAAGGAAATGAAAAATGCCACCCTTGGCATTGACGAGCTGAATATCATTAGTCCTCCCAGCAGCTCCAGCGGTTCCGACACCGGAAACGGCGCTGGTGGGTCTGGCTTCGATGGCCTGGATGTTGGCTCCCTGTGGGACGAATCAATCTTCGACAGCATCCAGACCCAGGTAGACGAACTCAAGCAGAAAGTCAAGGATTTTCTTCCTGTGATCGGCGGCATCGCCGCTGCGTTTGCTGGCTGGTCTATCATGCACCTTTTGGATGATCTGGATGTGGCAGACGGCAAACTCGGCAAAATGAAGGGAACTGTCGAAGGTCTGGGCAAAGGCATCGCGGTTGCCGGTATCAGTATTGCGGTTGGCGCTCTCGTTTGGGATTTCACCGGCGCATATCTGGAAAGCGGCAGCATGGGCGATCTTGCAAAGATACTCGGCACTACCGTTCTCGGCACTGCCGTTGCTGCTTGGCTGGCTGGCCCTGTGGGTGCAGGCTTCGTCCTGGCGACTTCCGGCATTGTGTCCCTGGCGCGGCTGGGCATCGAACTTAAGGAAGGTTCGGTTTCCATCACCGATCCGCAGGCGCTTATGACCGCAGTTCTCGGTGCGGTTGAAACCATCCTGGGCGGCGCGGTTCTGATCGACGCGCTCAAGGGTGGCAAGGGCATGGCCGCCATCGGAACCGCAATCAAGAGCGGTCTGGAAACCGTCGCTATCAAAGGTCTGTATGCCATGGATGGCGCGAAAGCGTTTCTTGCACCTCTGACGACAAAGATTACCGGCGCTTTAAGCGGTGTCGGTACGGCTCTGGCTGGCGTATCCGGCTGGGCGATTGCAGCCGTTGTCGCTATTGCGGCAGCGCTGACCCTGGCAATCGTGGACTACGATTTCACCGAGATTGGCTATAAAATCGGCAGCGCGTTAGGCAAGGCCCTCGGAGCTGTCGGCCAGTGGTTTGTCGATGTGGGTAAGGCCATTAAGACGGGCATCGGTAAGGCGTTCGATTGGGTATCGGAGAACTTCGAGATCGAGGATGTTTTCGATCTTATCAATCTGATATTCAATCCTGTTTCCTGGGTTACAAAAATCCTTCCCAAAATGATCGAGATTGGTGCAGAAATCCTCCCCGGCATTTGGCAGGGCATCAAGGATGGCTGGAATAATTTCTGGGGCAACATCGGCGAGTTCATCGACGGTTTTGTTCAGGGCTGGAAGGATGCGCTGGAAATCCATTCTCCGTCCAAGGTCTTTATCGAAATCGGTAAGGAAATCATCGCCGGTCTGTTGCAGCCGTTCGATCTGGATGCGATCAAGAAACGTCTTTCTGATATGTGGAGCGAGGCGAAGAATTGGTGGGACAAGAAGAAGGGTAAGTTGAAAGAATACACCCCGGAAATCGGCTCCATCTTCGCCAAGGTAAAATCTCGCTGGGAAGAAGCGCGTAAGTGGTACGACAGTAAAAAAACCAAGCTCAAGGAATACACGCCCACTATCGGCTCTATCGTTGAAAAGGTTCGTGATCGCTGGAGTGACGCTCTTTCTTGGTATCACAACAAGAAAGGCAAAATGAAGGAATATACGCCGACCATCGGTTCTATCTATGCAAAGGTGAAGGAACGCTGGAACGATGCTAAGACCTGGTGGGACAAAAACAAGCCTGCGGCTAAAACCTACACGCCCGAAATTGGCAATATCAAGGATAAGCTGGTTAGTGCCTGGAACACCGCGAAAACCTGGTGGAATAAGAACGTAAAGCTCTCGATTCCTTCCTTGAGTTTCAAGGTTACTTACTCCAAGCCCTCCGGCAAGATTAAGCGAGCGATTGTCGATGCACTCGGTCTGGATGGCTGGCCCAAGCTGTCTTTCGCCGCAAACGGCGGTATGTTTGACATGGGTAGCTTGATCTGGGCTGGTGAGGCCGGAGCTGAGGTTGTCGCCAATGCTGGCGGCGGCAAGACCGGCGTTATGAACATCCAGCAGATGCACGATGCCATGTACGAAGCCGTCTACGCTGCTGTGATCGCTGCAAATCGCGGAGGTGGTGCAGGCGCAGGCGTACAGGCAGTCAATGTGTACCTTGACGGCAAGCAGATCGCCGCCACGGTGGATAAGCGCAATAAAGAGCGCGGAGCATCCATCATGGGCAACGAAGTTTACAGTTACTAAGAGCGCCGCAGAGCGCCATATTTTAAGGAGGTGTGGCAGTTGGAGCCTTTGGTAACGGTGGGAGGTTTTGCGTTTCCTGAACCGGCAACCTATGATGCAACAACGAGTACCATCGTGGATGCAGGCCGAAATGTCAGCGGCGTAACCGTTGGCTCTGTCGTCCGCCACGATGTAGCAAAGATCGAACTGACCTGGCGCTATCTGACGGCCGATCAGTGGGCGGCGATTCTGTCGTGCTTTACGGAAACCTTCTATAATAACGTGAAGTTCTTAAACCAGGCAACAAACGCCTATACCACCCGGACGATGTACGTTTCCGACCGCTCTGCCGGTATGTGGCGCAGAGACCCCGACAGCGGCAAGGTGATGGGCTGGACAAACTGCTCGCTCAGTTTGGTGGAGAGGTGATCTTATGATTAGTGTTTCTCCCGCATGGCAGACCGCGCAACTGGATCACCTTGCACCGGAGGGGTTTGTCGAAATCTCGTTCGCTGGCAGCACGTTCTCGAAGAACGACTTACTCAGCTTCACGCACACGCAGGCCGGATGTATGAACAGCGGCGAACTCCCGAAAAACAGCATCGAGTTTACGCTGGACAATTCCGACGACCGCTGGAACCCTAACAATCCGGACGGTATCGGGCAGTATCTTTCAGAGCGGCAAAAGCTGATCGTCCGATACGGTTTTGATATTAACGGCACGATCGAATGGATCAACGCCGGAACGTTTTTCTTATCCGAATGGCGCACTCCCGCAAACGGCTTCGAGGCCACTTTCGTTGCGCGGGATGTGCTGGAATATATGCTGGAGGAGCCGTATACCGGCATCACCAGCGGTACGCTTCGAGAGATCGCTGCTGCTGCGCTGGAGCAGGCGAACACGCCCGACGGTGTTGCATTTGACATTGACCCTCGCCTGGACAATTATACGATCTCTTTTGAAAACATCGGCTATAAAATCGCCGAGATTTTACAGATGTGTGCAAATGCCGCGATGTGCGTAATGTACCAGGACAGGGACGGCGTGTTTCGGATCACCAGCGCAGCCCAGGTGTTCAGCGGATATAACATCACGCCAAACTTTTCTTATACGCACCCAGAGTTTGAACTGTCCAAGCCGTTGAAAGCCGTTAAGGTGGCCTACGGCGACGGGCTGCAATACACCATGGAATCGGGCGGCACTGGCGAAACCCAGACCGTAAACAATCCTATGATCGGTACCATCGACCAAGCAAGTTCTGTGGCGCGGTGGGTAGAGGGTACGCTGAAAAGCCGCAAAAATCTGAGCGGTGATTTTCGCGCCGACCCTCGGCTGGATGTGTTCGACAAGGTGAAAGTGGAAAGCAAATACGGCGTAATCAACGCCGTCGTTATTACCGAGATCAAGTACAGCTTCGCCGGTTCGTTCCGGGCAACCTATAAAGGAAGAATTACCGGCTTCGACCCTGTGTATGCCGGTTACTGCGGAGAACTCTTTGCAGGGGAGGTAACATAAATGGCAATTCAATGGGTAGATCGCGTCGCCACACATCCGGGACGCATCAAACTGACACCCGAAAACGGCGATCCCGCTTTTTATGCAACGATGGAGCGTGCAGACGATCCCACTGTTTTGGGTACACCGATCAATGCGGAAAATCTGAACGCCGCACAAAACACGCTGAACTTCACCAGCGATACCAGCATTACCACCTATAAAAAGGTGTTTGTTGCCACCAACGGCAACGATAGCAACGGCGGTGAATCCACCGCGGCTCCACTGGCTACCATCAAAGCTGCCATCCGCAAGTACGCTTATTGGCACAAAATGTTGGAGATTTGCCTGGTGGACGGTGTTTACACCGAAAACCTGGGAACGATCGCGCTGGATCAGTGCAGTCTTATCATTCGCAGCAACAGCGGAGATAAGGAAAACGTAGCGCTCAACCTTTCGACCACGACCGAAATCAGCATCCCGCAGTTCCGTTTATACAACCTTACGTTGAACATGACCGTGAACAATACGCGGCTGCTTTCGATCAACCCCGGTATGATGTACGCCGAAAGCGTTCGTTTTAACGCCCCAGAGGGAACTGATACGCCGCTGATAAACGTTTATAACGGTTCCTCGGCGTTCCTGTCGAACTGTATCTTTAACGGCAGTACCGCCGCCGATGTGGCATCGGTATACGGTAACAACGCCCAGCTTATCAGAGCTTTAAGCTGTACCAGCGAGCGGACGGTGGGTATTGCGTTCTATGCCAATCTGGGTACGACCATCGAATATACGCCCACTGTCACAGCACTTACGATGGTAAAGGAATCCAGCACCAGCAAGTGTATTCTGTTGGGTAAGCTGATGAACAGCGGCTCTCTGAGCGGACAGTACCGTTCGCCGGAGGGGATGTTGATCCAATGGGGAACTGTGACGATCACGCCCTCTGCGGCAGATACACCTACCACGGCGATTGTTGAGTTCCCGTATGAGTTTGCCGAAACGCCGGTTGTTACGGCTACCGTAGCGACCACGGCCCCGCAGTTCGTATCGGTGTCGCTCATGCGCGGCGGTACGGGCGTATCGAACAACAAAAAGCAGACGGCAATCATTATCACGCGAAACGGTGTTTCCGCCACCGGCGTTAACTGGATCGCGGTAGGCAGGGAGGCGAAATAAAATGCGGTATATCGCAGATACATCCGGCTATGTAAAAAATATTAGCTTTGGCGCGCTGATTACCTGCGGCGGCGTGGAATGTACCGAGTACGAGGGAGTTGTCCCGGAGGGCTACGACAGCCTGGAGGAATGGTTTCTCGCCGAGTGCGAAACTCTGTACCGCTGGAAGATCGTTAACGGGAATCTGACCCTTGACGACGAAGCGGCGGCTCCCGCCCCCGATGCAAAGTATGTCGTTACCACCGCCACCATCGGCACGACCTGGACGGGTACTGCCGTCCCGTATACGCAGAGCCTCGCTATCGGTTGCGTGAGAGCGAATAGCATTGTGGAAATCTCGCTGCCTGCTACTGCCACCGTTGAACAGGTTGAGGCGTTCCAGGCGTTGAATCTCCAGGACGGCGGCCAGGCTGACGGTTCGATCACACTTCGGGCGTTTGGCGATGAAAACACCATCGAGATTCCCGTAAACGTGGTGATCCTCGGTTGCGCTGGAGCAAGTGCTGGCGGTTCGTTGGGCGTGAGCTTTGACGGCAGCACATTGACACTCTTATAAAAGGGAGGCGACAAGTAATGCCTATTCATTTCAAAGGCTCTGGCGGTTCCCAGAAGGTGCCGGAGATCAGCGTAAACAGTTCTGGCCTTATCACGGCAACGGCGGGAAAGAAAAGCGCGACAAAGCAGCTTAGTTCCAGCATGGATGCAGATTTCTTGGCAAGCAATATCAAAAGCGGTGTGAACATTTTTGGCGTTGACGGAACAATGATCCAGTATGATAGTGACATTTTTACCGATTGTGTATCTGGTGACGGTTACATCGAGTTCACTGTGACTGATTATTTTGGAGAGTGGCCGAGCGGAAACACAGTAATGATTAGAACGTGCTGGGTGGATATTATTATCGCCAGCCAGTATAACAGTTGGGACAAAAGATTTGTTTTTATGGTAAGCGATCTATCCACAGACGGGGCAAATGGTTGGGGGCAATTGCTTCAACTTGATTCTGGCTTGAACGAAGTGGAATATGATAGGGCCACCGTTACCAGAAACTCCGGCACAATTACACTACGCATTGAAAGTGACGAAGCGTTTGGCGGACTGGGTTCTGATAGTTCCGATGATTCTTATGTTTACTCTGTTCGTGGTGCTTGCTCGTTTAGATTTTGATACGGGATGGTGCCAACATGAGCGAAGCCATGAAACAGAAACATTCACGATAAAGAGGTGATAACGTGGCACAAGATTTGGTTATCAACGGCAAGACCTTTGAAGATGTAAAACAGCTTGCCGCCAAAAACGCCAACGGCGAAACCGTAATCTATTCCGAGTCGGACGGTGGCGGTTCCGGCCTGCTGCAAAGCAAGTCCGTCCAACCGGGCAAAGACCAGCAGATCGTAACCCCCGACACAGGGTACTATGGTTTGGAGTCCGTCACTGTGACGGGCGATGAAAACCTGTCGGCTGAAAACATTAAGGCTGGCGTGAACATTTTCGGCGTGAGCGGCAACTACGAGAGCGAAGGAGCTTCTGGCGAGCAGGCCACGCCGGAGATCAACGTAAGTGGCAGCGGTCTTATCACCGCAACAGCGGGAGATAAGAGCGCCACAAAACAGCTCGATACTGTGGCTGGCAAGACTGTCACGCCCGGTACCGAAGATCAGACGGTCGTCCCCGCCGAACGCTTTACCACCGGCGATGTGATCGTCAAGGGCGATGCAAACCTCGTACCTTCCAACATCGCAAAGGATGTAACCATTTTCGGTGTGACGGGCGAGCATGAGGGCGAAGGTGGCGGCGAACAGGCAACTCCTGAAATCTCCGTGGATGAAAACGGTCTGATCACTGCCACCGCCGGAGATAAGACGGCAACCGAACAGTTACCCACCCAGAGCGGCAAGACCATCACACCCGGTGCAACAGAGCAGATCGCCGTTGCGGCTGGCAAGTATGTCACCGGGGATGTGATTGTGGCGGCGGTGGAGAATACGGGTGGCGGTGGTGAACAAGGCAGCGCCATCATCATTGATGGGCCGAATGTCACCATGTCTGGGGAGACATCAATAAGCGTAAAAACCCCAATTTTTGAATATCAAGTGGTTCCGGTTGAAGGCGCAACCTATGGCTTTGCCTTAAACGATTCGGGCTATTATGAAAGCCAAAACAAGGGCAAAGCAAACAGCTATGCAATGTGCAAAGTTGTATTCAACTCAAACTATTATAAAGTTGTCAGACTTTTGTGCATTAACTATGCACAAAAGGGCTATGACTTCGGCCTTATTTCCAATGTGGACACCATGCTTTCAATGGATAATGTGGAGGATAGCGATGGAGTTTTCAAAAGTTTTGTAAGCACAAACAGCTCCGGTACCAATACTTTATCAATCACGATTCCAGCAGGAGAGCACTTTATCTGCATTAAGTTCATCAAAAACGGCAGCACAAACAGCAACAACGACTCGCTGCAATTTATGGTGACATACTAAAAGGGGTGAAAATATGTTTACGAATAACTACATCGCCTTTCGGCATAATATGTTTTTTGGTTTTTCCGGTTCAAGCGCAATAAATTACGGCGGCACCACAGTGAGCTACAAAAAAATGACCAATCCAGTGGGAAGTTCCGTCACTTTTTACGCTGATGACGATGTTGTGGAATGTGATATTGGCAATAGCATGGGAGCACAAATTTCAAATCCTGTGGAAGGGCTTGCGACTTCTTTTAGCGCCACAAAAAAAGGCGTTTATTTTGGATCCGGCACAACACCCGCAACAAGGGAGGACTACAATCTTGAAGCGACCATTTCCAGCGGTTTAACCGTTGCAAGCGGATGTGGTTTTTTCGAAAACGATGGAAACGGGAAATACAGCTTTTATCGTGATTATGTTTTAACAAATACAACCGAAGAAAGCATAACCGTTTCCGAAATCGGATGCTTTACTCCTGTTAGAATAAACAGCAGCTCCAGCGCTCAATGGTGGCCGATCTTGATGGAAAGAACGGTATTTCCTGAACCTGTTATCATCCAGCCCAACGAAAGCAAACTGATCACCTACAAGTTTGTATTCAACCAAATGGAAGCCTAACCATGCAACTGGAACTGACGAGCCGAGAAGCAAGCTAACGGCGTAAACAAAAAAGGAGGTCAAACCATGCGTAAGATCATCGCAGCGGCCCTGTTGTTTTGTCTGATTATCACGCCCTGTCATGCGTTGACCTTCTTTAAGGCCGACTATGACGACGACACCTTCACCGCCGAGACCGTTTACGAGGGGGACTGGCTGCCCCTTCGTGAACTGTCGGCCATTCTCCCCTATGAGGTGGAATGGAAAGACCGAACGATCTATGTCTATGCAGAAAAGACTTGGACGATCAAGCCCGACCAGTGGATTCCCGAGGGCGTAAAAATCGTTGACGGCGTGACCTATGTAACGCCACGCTATATGCAGCGTTTTATTCCTGCCGGAAACGCTTTTCGGTATCAGGGCGAATTGTATGTGTTCGACGGGGAGATCAACCGTTCCGAACTGATTCGTGGCGAAGAACGTTTCCGTCAGAAAACCTTGACGGTCATGTATCGGTTGAAGCTGGCTCTGCCTGACGATTACAAGCTGATCCGGCGGTATCTAAAGGGCGGTATTGAACAGGCGGAGCCGGAGGAAGGTGGGCTGGTGGCTGCGGCCTACATTTATCCCGCCGTGTCCCGACCCACGGCCTACATCGTGGCAGGCAGCAGCGGGGTTAACCTTGCCGAGCTGATCGCTCACGAAGCCTATCATGTGCATCTGGAACGCTGGAACCGGCAGAGCGAGGCTGCTGCCACAGAATACGGTCTGCGTGTCATGTATGACCTATTGGACACCGTGTAACGGTACACCTCGGAGAAAGGAGGCGCACCCCTTATGACGAACGAAGAAATCGCTATCCATCTGGCCCAGGTGGAGGAACGTGCGAAATCGAATACCCACCGCCTGAAAAAGCTGGAGGAAGAACACGAAACCCTTAACGAGCTGGCGACCACCATGCGCGTTATGACCGAAAAGCAGACCCACATCGCCGAAACCGTGGACAAGCTGGACAGCAAGGTAGAGGTGCTGGAATCCAAGCCCGGCAAGCGCTGGGACGCAGTAGTTGACAAAATCATCATGCTTGTGGTAGGCGCAATCATCAGCTACTTGCTTGTGAAAGCCGGGCTGCCGGTATGAGGTTCAACAAACGCGAGTTCAGCAAAATTATAACCACTGTCGTTCTCACGGTTTTCTCCCTGCTGGCCTGGGGCTTTGTGATCTTCGTCTGTGTGGAAATGCACATCCAGGAGGATTTATCCCCGGTGTCCGACCTGGGGCCGACCATCGTAGGCATCCCGGCGGCCATCGTGGCCCTGTATATGTGGAGGGCCAAGGCGAAATCCAAGACCGATCTGGAGTGGGAGCAGACAAAGCAGCTTACAAGGTTGAAAGAAAAATACCCCGCGGCTTTCACACGCGGGGAAGTAATGACGGACGAAACCATCATCGACGATGAAGGAGGAAACGGGTAATGGAAAACATCATGGATATTATCATCAGAATCGCGGCTACCTTGCTGGCCCTGGGTGCTGGCTATCTGGGCAAGTTCCTGGTCGGCTGGCTCAAGGGTAAACTGTCTGATCGGGACGCAGCCAAGCTCGATCTGTTTGTCGATGAACTGTGCAAGGCTGCGGAGCAGATGTATAAGACCGACGACCCCGACGGCACTATCCGACTCCGCTATGTGGAAAGTATGCTGACCCAGGCCGGTTATGAGATCACCGACGCTGTGCGAGCCATGATCGAAAGCAAGGTCTTTACGATCAATCTGGCGACTAAGGGTGGCGAGGTAGAATGAGTAAAATCGTTTGTATCGACGCTGGGCATTATGGCAGCAAATACAATCGCTCTCCCGTAGTCGCTGGCTATTACGAGAGTGATAGAATGTGGGTGCTGGCCGAGCTGCTGTCCGCCGCGCTGAAAAAGCGCGGTGTGACAGTGGTTAAGACCCGCACGAACAAAGCATCCGACCTGGCGCTGACCTCCCGCGGCAGGAAAGCCAAGGGCTGCGATCTGTTCCTCAGTCTGCACAGCAACGCCGCAAGCTCCGAGAGCGTGGATTATCCCGTGGCCTATGTGTTCCGGGACGATAAGAAAACCGACCTGGACGAACGCTCCGAGGAGATCGGCCTGAAACTGGCGAAGGTCGTGGAAAAGCTCATGGGCACCCGCCAGGATGCCCGGACGGCCACTCGCGGCTCCAGCAACGACCGCGATGGCAACGGTGTGAAAGACGATGAATATTACGGTGTCCTCCACGGCGCAAAAGTCGTCAAGGTTCCTGGTGTGATCCTGGAACACTCTTTCCATACCAACACCGCCGCGACCAAGTGGCTTATGTCCGATGCGAACCTGGCAAAGCTGGCCGAAGCGGAGGCCGACTGCATCGCTGACTGGCTGGGGGCCAAGAAACCCTCTAAGCCTGCCGCGACTCAGCAGCAGACCGCCCTCCAGGTCGCGAAGCATAAGAACAAGGCGTACTCAAAAACCTATACCACCACATCTGCCTTGAATATGCGTACCGGCGCTGGTACGGAGCATACCAAGATTACCACCCTGAAAAAAGGTGCGAAGTTCACTTGCTATGGCTATTACAACCTAAACGGCTCCTCCGTCTGGCTGTACGGCGTAGCGGACGGCAAAACCGGGTACTGTTCCAAAGCATATCTCAAGTAAAAAGTCAAGAAACCCCTGGAGCTTGCTGCCCCAGGGGTTTCTTTTTATTGTACTAACGATACCTTGCGGAACCGTAATGGTGAGTTAGTACAAACAAAAGGTTAAAAAAAAGTAACCCTCTTTATTTCCTTTTCCTTGCCCATCCAGTCTACTTCGATCCTGTCCACGAAAGAGCGCCAGAAAGCCCGTTTGTGTTCATCGTCCAGAGCATTGTATAGTTCACGCCAGCCAGTGTGAAGGATGGCTTCGATCTTACTGAAATCCTTGACAACGACCTCTGCCTGTTCCGCTTCGGCTTGTTCCAACTGCTTCATCAATTCAGCGTAGTCTTTTTCGTACTGTTCCACTTTTCTGATCTTTCCCGTCTGCCAGGAATAATTCAGACGGTCGATTCGGTCGTGGATATCTTCGATGTTCTTCTTCGGGATTTTGAAAGCATCGCTGTCTTGGATTTCTTCTGCTTTAACCTTTTCATCCTCAAAATACCGTTCGATGTTGGTAAGCATCAGTTTCTCAAGCGTGTTTTCGTTGACTACTTTGTTGTAACTGCAAGTTCTGGCAACCGCCCATCTTGAACAGCGGTACATTTTGTAGATGTATGTTTTGCCGTTATCCCGTTTATTGTGGTGGGTTGTTCCGCGCATGATATTCCCGCACTTAGGGCAGCGAACCAAACCACCGAAAATATACTCCCGGTTGCGGGTGTTTACTTTATCGTTCCGGGTAATCATCTGCTGCATACGGTCAAAGGCATCACGATCCATGTACGGCTCTGCGATATAGTTCGGATTGCCCTTGTATTCGCCGCAAAGCATTTCGTTATGCAGCAAATTAGAAATGGTCTTATACATGATTTTTAGCGTGTACTTTGCATTGATGTATAGCACTGTTTTATGGATGGATTGGTGCATCTGGAAATGTGCCAGAATATCCTCGGTAATTTCCTCCATTTCCGGGTCTTTCACGATCCGCTTTCGTCCGTCCTCGCCTTTGGCAATTTTGTAGCAGAAGGGAACACTGCCTGTCAGCGGTTGCCCGGTAGACAGTTTGTATTCGTTGACGATGTTGACACGCTCGCCAGCCATGTCAGCTTCCATTTCGGCAATCGTCAGCTTCATGTTAACAAGCATACGGCCTTGGGCTGTACTGAGGTCGTATTTTTCCTCTGTGGTAGTCCAGACAACAGGATCAATCCGTTTCATGCACTCATGGTATTCGGCAACAGAACGGAAGAATCTATCTAACTTAATGAAGATAATCCGCTTAAACCGCCTTTTTTCCGCATCCTGGATCATGCGCTGCAACTCCGGTCGTTTCTTTATCAGTTTACGACCGGAAACGCCCTCGTCCTTGTACCATTCGACGATCTTCATATTATTGTTTTGGGCGTAGGTCGTGAGCTTTTCCACCTGTGCATCGAGTGATATTCCGTGTAGTTTTTGTTCTTGGGTGGACACGCGTATGTAAGCCGCAACCTCCTCTATGTAGTCATAAGCCATTTATACCATCCTTCCATTAGTAGTTATAGTGATTTCCATAAATCCGCGAAAGAGAAACCTCTGGGCGCAAACAACTGCCCCAGCCAGAAGAAGCCAATGTCGGGATTCAGTCTGTCCATAATCAGCGCCGCGATAATCAGCGTCAGGGTCAATCCAAGACAGGTGCCTAAAACAATAATGGCCTTTTTTCTGCTTTTGGCGTTTTCCTGTTCATTTTTAACTTGTTCTTTCAGAAAAGTAACTTCCTCATGGTATTCTTCCATTATGGTTTTTACCTGTTCTTTTAGGTTCTTCTTTTCTTCTTCAAGCCGCTTTACAGTTTCTTCTAACCGTTCATCGGCCTGGCCTCGCGGGTCAGCGCATGGATTTTCGCCCCAGGCACCGCCGACGAGTGCTTTTACCATCGGACGGATCGTTTCAAACTTATAATCCATATGGTCTCCAGCGAGCAGTCTGTCTACCGTGCCTTTCGGCATATCGGATAGCTC